TTGATCACAATCTGGGGTGGTGAAAATGGTAGACACGCACGATTGTTTCTCGTGTGCCGCAAGGCGTGATGGTTCGAGTCCATCCCCCAGAGCCAATCGAAATTAATTGCATAAACCATTGATTTCATTAACAATAAAAATGCATTTTTTCCTTTACTTTTGATGAAAATAGTGGTAGAATGTATACATGATGATGAAAATTGCTAAAAAAAAGGAATGTATGCAAAATGAAATCAATGGTTTTGGCCCCTTCACTGAAACAGTTCAAGACTACCTCGCACGTGGAGGTAAGATCACAACCCTTCCTGCTGGAAGTTCTGTTGAAGTTGTAGCAGCTCAAACTATCGCCTCTCTTATGAGAGATGGTAGTGTAGGTCCCGCCAAGATTGACAATGAAGCTGTCAATTTCTCACGTAAAACTAAAGAAGATGTACAGGAGGCAGAATGAGGTTCGCCACTATTACAAAGCTAGAAGATGGTGAAAAGGTGTTAGGTTCAAAAACAGCCGGTCAATATCATATCCAAGAATGGGATAAAGATGGGCTGTTACTATCCGGAACGTTCTTAGGTTCTTATGAACAAGCTAAGAACTATGCTCATGCAATGAAGCTTGACGTAAGAGAGGATTTTGACGAATGATTCATGTAAGACCACGTTCATACTTAAGCCCAGGAGTTGTCAAGGAAGTTACTGCTCTTTCTGATTGGTTCTTAAGAAAATATATCGAGCCTTTCGTTAAAGATCAAGAACCTACTTATATAGATATTTCTTTTAATAAGAGAATTGATACTCTGGGTCTAGCCAGTGAAGGTCATTATGATTATGAATATCTTATAGAGCTCAATCCTGTAGTAGGATATTGGGACTATATGAGAACGTTATGTCATGAACTTATACATGTAAGGCAATATAGATTATGCCAAATGGTACCTGTTGAAGGTGGTACTAAGTGGAAGTCGGGTAAAACAAAACGCTATAAAAAATATGATTTTGATGTACCATACATGGAGCTTCCTTGGGAGAAAGAAGCATATGCTCTTGAAAAGCACTATTGGGGTATATGGCAGAGGACAAAGGTCGGAAGAGGATTTCTTAGATAGTGTCTGATAAGTTATCATGGTTCAAACGAAACAATGTCAATTTAGACATATCAAATGCTTGTACACTCAGGTGTTATAAATGCTCACGTGAAAAATATCATTTAAGAAAAGAAAAAGTACGAGGCCACGTAATGACAGATGAGGAGTGGCAAAAGTATCTTAAACACTTTCATCGTTTTTGGTTTTCTGGTCAACTTTCTGATCCTCTTATGCATCCTAGATTTCCGCAAATATTACAAGACATATGGGATTCTGGTAAAGATGCAAATGTACATAATGCAGCATCACATAGACCACAGCATTTCTACGAAAGATGTTTTAAAGCACATCCTAGAGCAAATTGGATATTTGGTATTGATGGACTTCCAAAAGACTCACACAAGCATCGTATAAACCAAGATGGACAGAAACTTTTTGATATGATGCTCTTATCAAGAAAGTTCTTAAAAGTACAACCAATATGGCAATACATCATATTCTCATATAATGAAAATGATGTCGATGAGGCAATAGATATTGCTTATAAGAATGGCATACAATTGCAGATCTTATCGTCAGGAAGATTTAATGAAGGCGATCCATTAAAGCCAAGTATGCATTTTAAGATAAGAAATCCTGTTAACCACTCTCATGTAGAAAAGTTAAAGGTTAATCAATTAGGAGAAGAGAAGTATAATGAAATTGTACCCGGAATGCTTTGATATAAAAGAGCGAAGAGAAAAACATTCTGCATCAAAAGAGTTTGGAATGAGCAATGATGGGTATTTACTGCCTTGTTGTTGGGCAGACGGAGAATCTTGGAAAAGACCTGAAAACGGACATGGACATAAATGTGACTATGTCCATGCTTTACATGATGAAGAACTTAAGATTGAGAATAATGAATCAATAGAGGAAATACTGCTATCTGATCAGTGGATAAACTTCTATCAAGCTCTTGAAAGAGGCTATAAAGAGGATATATCTTATGCTCCTAAGCTGTGTCAATACTATTGTGGAAAAAAGAATGCAACAAAATCAACCACTTAGGAAAAAAAATGAAAAAAAAACGTAAGTGGTTGATTTTAAAGGGAAAAAAAGTGAAAAAAAATGCATTTTTTCCTTTACATTACCAAAAAACTGTGGTAGAATAGTACTATAAAATGGAAAAGGAAAGGAAATACCATGTCATTTGATTACGAAAAAAGATTAGAACTTATCAAAAAAGTTCACAAGGCTCGTCTTGAGCGTGAAGCTAAAGACAGAGAAATGCTAGCTGAGATGGAAGCTGGCGAAGTCATCAAAAATGATGACACTAACATCAACCACTGGACTGATGCTTCCTCATATGCCAATGAGTATTATGGTGAAACCATGAGAGCTACCACACAGTTCGATAACGATTGGGGCTAATATGCTAACAAGAGATGAAATGATTTCTTCCTTAAAGGAAGGAATCGTCACTGTTGACTTCACAAAAGTCAATGGTGAAAAACGCCACATGGAATGTACTCTCAACGAAGAAGTGATGGCAAAATATGAAGAGAGTAAAAGAGATTTTACGGCTGAGATGTCCGACACTCTTGATGAGAATACGCGTCAAAGAAAAGTAAATCTCAATGTCATTCCTGTGTTTGACATCAATGCCAAAGACTGGCGTTCTTTCAGAGTTGATTCAGTTGAAAATTTTGAAAGAGGCACCGCTTAATGGCGCTATCTGCTATGAAGGGCAAACCTCGCAAGAAAAAACAACCAAGAGCAAGAGCTAAGTTTGGTATTGCAGGTGCGCCTATTGAGAAAGGGCTTGAGTCAACCAAATATTATTTCCATACAGAGGTTGACAAGAAAGCTCTTTCTGAACAGCTAAAGACCTATATCAAAAAGAATTATTCTAAAGGAGATGCCAAGACTATCTTAGCATGTCCTGAATACATGTTCTATATGCATACACACTACAGTGCAATAGCATTCTGGTTGAACTCTAATCTTCCTGAAGAAGAACTTAAGTTTAAGAATACTGATTGGAAAGAAGCTCTTACAAGATATATTGAAGAGCTAAAAGCAAGAGGTACACCTCTTCTTAAAGAGAAGCAAGAAGCAGCTGCAGCAAAAGGCAATGTAATTGTACTAACACCTATGCAGAAGCTACAAAACAAGATCCAAAACACAATCATGGATGATCTCTTTCTCCTTGAAGATCAGTGGATTGAAGGAGAGAAGACCACACTTGATGTATTCAACAGATTTAAATATCATGGTTTAACTGGTGCGGCGATTGTCCCAGTTAAGAAGGTGGTTGAGGGCTGGCTACTAGATTATGAAGATGCCTATCATAAAAGATGCGATCAGGCTGTGGAAGGTTATTCACACCTTTCTCGGTCAGAACTCAACCGCCGGATTAAATGTTGTCACGAGATGTTGGCAGATCTTGAAAAAGTAAAAGCGTCAACTAAAGCGACTCGTAAAGTAAGAGTGCCAAAAGCAAAGTCTGCAGATAAACAGGTTGCTAGGCTTAATTACTGTAAAGAGTCAAGTGAGGCAAAGCTTACATCAATCAATCCAGTTTTGATGGTTGGTGCAAGTCGTATATATACATATAACGTCAAGTATAAACGATTGACAGAATATGTTACAGAATCGGTTGGCGGTTTTGAGATTAGTGGCTCTACTATTAAGAACATGGATGATGAATTATCAAGGCAAGTGACATTGAGAAAGCCTGATCTTATGATTCCAATCGTACAGAATAAGTCTGTCAAACAAATTGACAAGGCTTGGTCTGAACTTACTACAAAGACATCTAAACCTAATCCGCGAATCAACAAAGAAACAATTCTACTGAAAGCGGTAAGGAATGACTAAAGATGAAATTAAGAATGAGTTCTTGACTAAGTCTAAGATGACAAAGATTATTGAGAGTACTGCTCTCGATATGAAGATGTCTTATATGGACGCAATACTTTATATTTGCGAAGATAAAGGCATCGAACCTGACGAAGTGAGTAAGTTCATTTCGCCAGTAATTAAAGGTAAGCTTGAACAAGAAGCGATAGAGTTACACTATATCAAATCGGATTCAAATACTTTACCTTTGTAAACATACAATGCAATATTTCAGCAATACAAGGAGACAATATGAGTTTTGCAAATCTTAAGAAAAATCGCGATCAAATCAGCAAGCTACTTCAAGCAGCCGAGGCGGTCGGTGGCAGCACCGAAAAGAAAAGCTATGAGGACAATAGGTTCTGGAAGCCAACGGTAGATAAAGTTGGAAATGGCTACGCTGTCATTAGGTTCCTACCAGCAGCAGAGGGTAATGACCTTCCCTGGGCACGCTACTGGGATCATGGATTCAAGGGCCCAACTGGTTTGTGGTATATTGAAAGATCACTTACCTCAATTGGTCAACAGGACCCAGTTGGAGAACTAAACTCCAAGTTGTGGAATTCCGGTATCGACGCGGATAAGGAGATCGCTAGAGATCGTAAACGTAGACTTCACTATGTGTCTAACGTTATGGTAGTCAACGATCCTGCAAATCCGGCAAATGAAGGTAAGGTCTTTATGTACCAGTATGGTAAGAAGATCTTTGATAAGATCATGGATCTTATGCAGCCTACATTTGCTGATGAAAAACCGGTTAACCCTTTTGATTTTTGGGAGGGTGCGGATTTTAAATTGAAAATCCGTCAGGTAGAGGGCTATCGCAATTACGATAAGTCTGAGTTTGCTTCACCAGCACAAGTATCAGATGATGATACTAAACTTGAAGGATTGTACAATTCAATGTTCGATCTTAATGAGTTTGCTGATCCTAAGAACTACAAGACATATGATGAGCTTAAATTGAAGCTTGCAAAAGTTCTTGGAGAAGAAGTAAATGCAGGAGCCCCGACTATCAAGGAGGAAGTTTCCATGAATGAGCCTGAAGCTGCTCCACCTGTCAAGGCAGAAGATATTACTGACCAAGACGATGAAGATACACTTGCTTATTTCAGCAAGTTAGCTAATCAAGAAGCTTAAGGAAACGCAAGCCCGCGGTCTTCGGAAAAACTTCCGAAGCCGCTGGTTCCTGCATATGTTGCAGCACCTTTTCCAGTACTCTTGTCAGAGAGATCCTTTGCATCAATAGCAATATTAACCTGTCCCTGACCTCCCATAGCACCTGGGCTTAAATTTCTTTGTTGTGCACCACCACCTGCAAAATCACTTGCGGCCATGTTCATTGGACTTGGCGTAGCTGCTGTTGAACCTTGATTTGCACCAAACATTTTTCTTATACTATCACCTGTTCCTTTTGCCCATGATGATAGTGAATCTCCACCTGCCCATGATGGTAGATACTCGGAGAACAAATTCCCCATACTATCAAACACACCGCCAATAGTCTTACCTATAAATGGTAGTGGATTTCCTATATCAAAATCAAAGCTTGGTAACAACTTCTTGCCAAAAGCTTTGATGTCTTCACCTGTAGGAATAAGGCCTACTAAGAAGTCTTTAGTTTTACCTCCAAGACCAAAGATGCTTCTTAATATATCTTTAAATATTGCATCAAAGCTAAAGCTATCAAGAAACTTCTCTGCATTCTTGAATCCTAACTTTCCGGCTGCCCAACTTACAATATCTTTTAACAGGTCGAGTGGCATGCCAAAAAAGTCAGCAACCGCTTCTGCAACTCCTGCACCAATTTTTGCGAGGAATCCACCTTCCTGATTTTGATATGCTTTAAAGCCGTCAAACAACGAGAACACGACACCGATAGGTTTCAAGAACTTACCAATCATCTTAGCAAAACCTCCAGCTGCTCCTAAGAAAGGCTTAAAGAAATCCATCATTGCTTTACCTGCACCAGACATCCATGTACGAGCGCCTGTGATCATACTTCTTATAGGTGCTACAAGATTGTCTATCATTCCACCAAGTCTTGCCAATAGGCCACCGCCTTTACCCTTTGCTAAATCGTCTGTAGCTCCGCCAACAGTTTTAGCGTAATCTTGTGCATCTAGACCAAACATTGCAAGAACACTCTTGAACTTTGCATCAAATGCTGTTTTTATTCTTGCCATCACACTCATTTTTGATACATCATCACCTGCACCAGCAGCTTTCATTGCCTCATCGCCTAAGCCAAATGATGTCAGTAAGCTTGTTCTCATCTTACCAAAGTAGCTTCTAACTCTCTGAGCAAGAGTAAACTTCTGGAACTTTTGTGTTTCAGGATCTACATTAGCCATTGTAAGGCCGAAGCTTTGAGAGATACGAGTTCTCATATTGCTGAAATAGTTTCTTACTCTTTGTGCAAGAGTCATATCAGCCTTCTTAACTTTTTTGCCATCAGCATCTACCATAGTGATACCTAAGCTTGCAGCCAAAGATTGTCTCAACCCAGCAAACCAGTTTCGAGCTCTTTGGAGAAATGTCATCTTCTCTTCTGGTATATCATCAGCCATACCTATGAATGATCTCATTCTTGTTACTTGTCTGTTATACCAGTTTTTGATACGAGCACCAAATGATTTCTCTGGATCTTTTCCCCAGATGTCTTTAACCATTTGAAGCCTTCGACTTATTGTATTTTTAATGCTATCAAACGCATTGCTAAACAGCCTGCCAATACTGCCTTCTTTTGAGAACATCCTTCTGAGCTTCTTGATAGCACCCATCTCCCATCCTCTTAGGCCTAACATTGCAGCGCCAAGTGCAGTGATACCTGCTAGCACTCCTTTGAATAAACCTCCAAGCGTTGGGATCTTAAATCCACCAGCACCACCTCCAGATGATACAGTAGCAGATTCCTGTTTGGCTTTCTTTTGACTTTCGATGTCTTGCTCTAACTTGTCAAGCATACCTCGCTTAAGCATAGCAAAGTGCTTATCAAACGTACCTTTTAATGACGTTATAGCAGCATCATTAGCACGTTTGTTTTCTTCTAGTTTCTGGACGACATCTTTTAATTCAGCCATTATTTCCTCGTCTGTTGTTCGAGTCTTACTCGCTCGTTCTCTTCCTTGATATGCTGTTCAAGCAACATCAAGTATATTTCCCTCTCCCATGGCATCATATTCTCTATCTCTGTGAGACTATACTTATGATGCTGTACAAGTTGAAAGTTGGTCTTATAAAAGTTGGTTAAATTATCATGAGAGAGACCAATTAAAAAAAATTCTGCATTCCTTCCAAATGTACTTCGTTTACGTGACCACATTTAGCACACGTAAACTTAAAATCGTGAACCATCTTTGGCATGCCCTCAACGTATTGTTGGACTTGTTCAAGCTGATCCTTAGTCAATGACTCAATGAAGTTCATCTGATCTTCATGTGATTCATCTTTAAATAGTATAGATTCATCCGCAGTATTAACAGCCTCGATACACTGCGCAATCATGTCAAACGTCTGTTGAGTTGGACTCTTGTTTGCCATAACACCAGAATCGACAATCTGTGTATACTTCGGATATTTCATTACCATCGAAAGATCGTCACTTATCTTAATCTCATTGGCAACTTCTTTCTCTGGAAATTTAACCTTTATTGAATCGAGTTCAATCTGCACATCATTCTCATGATCACAATCAATTGCTTGACACTTGAGTTTGACCTTTGCATTTTCACCTACAGATCTTGTCCTGATCTGCGTAAACATGTATTCTACATCAAAGGTAGTTAGTATCGACCTGTCGACACCTCCTTCGACACATGCATCAATAGTGTCGACCACAGCTGCAACCGCTGCATTTTGGTCTTCTGATTCAACCGCCATCATCATGATTTTCTCTTCCTTGACAAGATAAGGTCTGAACTTAACAACCTCTTTTGTCGAAGGAATTTCCATCTCAAACTTTGGCGCTTGATTAATTACTGGTAAAGCCATAATATTATCCTAATCCTTGTAAAGCTGGAATAGATGGTATTAAACCACCTGTTAGTGAAGACAAGGAGAACCCTTGGACGCCTTGCCATGTTGTATAGGAAAGTTGGACGTTCAATTCAGCAAGTCCACCTTCATTACTAAATTCGATAGCATTCATTGTAGTGGGGAATGCATCCTCCAACAAACATGTGTATGCTATCTGGTCAGGTGTTACGATATCACCGACCAATTCAAGTCCCAATGGACCTTGAAAGTTGAAGCTCAAATCAAATATTACATCTTTCTTGAGCTGTTGTATCTTAACGTCTCTCACATATTCTTTTTTATAATTTATAGTAGGCGCAGGTTCATTAGCACCATCACCTCTGTAATTTATCTGCTTACCCATCCACTCATCAAAGTACTGTTTTATTCCGTAATCTTGTAGTACATAGAATGTTAGGCTTACATCTTCTTGTGCAAATCCATACGTAACTTTTTCTCTATGCATGCCATACTGTCTTTCTGAAGTTAGCATCTGTCTTCCCGGCATGTTAGCAGCCTTACATATTACGTTGAGAGCATAAGAAGAAGGGCTTCCTCCGAAAGGTCCTGTCTTGAAACTAGGTAGCAATACTCTCCATAAACTCGTTTGTGCTATACCTTGTCTAATTTGGCTTCTAAACTGATCTACAGAAAACGTCATCTTATCATCCTTTTTGAATCTCTATACACTTCTTGAGGGCTTGCTTTCTTCCATGATGCCATCGGTAAGAATGTGGCAATCTCCCATTCAGGTGCTGGTACATGTCCAAACTTAGAACGTACATGATCTAAAAGATAGTGTTTAAAGCACGGTTGAAAATGCTTAAACTTTGAAGCATTCTTTAGTAATTTATAATTCAATCTAAACTTAGTTGTTTCATCATATTTTTTATTATTGATAGTTTCGAGTAGAGCATCTAAAAGCTTTGCTCGAAGTATTGGATTTAGATAATGTAAATTCAGTCCGTAGAATCCTCCGGGTGCTTTGTCAACAAT